TTTTTTTTGTCAACAATAACCGCACCCACTTTTGTTGATGGATCGAGGCTCCACGCTGAAACATGTCTTGCAAGTTCAAGAAACCGTAAATCCCATTTTCTGTGGTTAATCATATTTCTCCATAATATAAAAATCTAATATGTTTGGCATGGGGCCACTGATCGGCGCCATGCGGACAAAGAGGGTAGGCTTGTCTGAGAAGTTTGTTGTATTTTACCGGCCAGCGGTCAAGTGCCCAACGGGGAAATTTTTCAGTTTTGAAATGATCCCACCACGTTGCAGGGACATAATGATAGGTTTCATCAGCCTTGACACCTTGGAGCATGTAATTCCGCATGGTAATACGAAAGGAGTTTGAGGCGTAATCAAGCATGTAGGCGAAGGTGGCATTTTCAGCAATCCCATGATCGAGAGGAAACTCAAGCTGGCAATTGAATTTGTGCCGTTCAAGAAGGACTACCATAGCCTCTTTCATCATGAGATCGTTGCCGTATGGGGATATGGTCGTTTTGAGTGCCATGAGTTCTCCTGACAAAGAAGAGGGTGGGAGCCTCATTGCAAGACTCCCACCCCTCAACGCAGATACGAACTAGGGTTTAGTTCGTTGCGCCCTTTGCGGTCACGCCACGATAGGCGCATTCCGAAGCAAACGTAGCCGAAGGCTTGCCCAATCGGTAGACGTTGACTGGCGAACCATCTCCACGCTTCTTGGCGTTGAGATAAATCGCATAGCCTTCGCTACGGAGTGCGGAGATCACGGCATTGACATTACGAATGCCAAAACGTGCGCGAGCCTGTGCAACGCTAAGGGTGTTGTAACCCGAAGTCTTGCTCAAGAATGAAAGGATGCGGGACTTTGCTGAAACATTAGACATAAAAACCTCACTATTGAAATACCGCAGAATGGGAGCGCGGCGAACCTCCATAACAAACGAACACATTAGACAACTAACCGGTGTATCACATAAATCCCCCTAGATGCAAAAAAGATTGAACTGTTACTGTAGAGAACAATTCGCACGACAGATATGATTATATCACATAACACACCCCTTGTCAACAACTATTTCATCTGCCGGTTTAGTCATTGATTCCAGCAGCAGCAAACTTCGCAGAGGCTTCGTCCGCTTGTTCTTCAATGGTTTTGCTGTTATCAACCACCACCGAAGCATCCAGCTTGGTATACAAATCAATCAACGCAGTCTTGGTGACTTCATCAAACCGATTCAGACAGAAGGTGATCGCTTTCAGTTTGCTGCCATTGAAAATTGAATATGCTCTGGCAATGTGCACCAACCGACGAGTAGAGATCACTTCAGGTAAGGTGCCATCTTCATGCACCTTCCGCACCACGGTTGCCCAGGTAACGAGCAGTTCCGCAAAGGCATCATCAGTATGCCCCGCAAGAGTCAACTCCCCCTTGATAATCTTTTTCTCAATGCTCCCCGGCGCCCACGTCTGTTCAAAGGTGATCGGGAATCGCTCAAGGAAGGATTCGTTGAGGACATTCGTAAACATGTAGCGACCATCTTCGGAGCCTTTGCCCTTGGTGTTCGCAGTCACGATGATCTGAAACCCTTCTTTGGGAAGGACAATCTCACCCTTCTTCTTGAGAATGAATGACTTGCCTTCTAACACTCGCTGCAAGCACGACAAATTCTGTGCACCATAGTCCACTTCGTCAATGCACACAACCGCACCACGACGAGCCGCAACCGTGACCCCACCATCGCGCCATGCCATTTCGTTATTGACCAGCACATAGTTACCAAGCAAGTCGCCTTCATCTGTTTCCGCAGTCATGGGAATGTTGATGAATTCTCGACCGAGCGAAGCGCAGGCTTGCTCAACAGACATGGATTTGCCATTGCCTGATGGACCTGTGATGAATACCGGATAAAATTTCTTGGACGCGATGATTGACTTGAGATCGTCAAAGGTCCCGAAGGGTTGGTAGTTGCCATAGACTTCAGGCACAATTCCCTGATCTTCAATGTCTGTAGTCATTGAAGTGATACGGGGTTTTGCTGTGGCTTTAGGCGTAGTTAATTCCTTGAGGGTAGGATTCAAATGCGGCATAACTGAATCTGAAGAGTTGACGATTTTCTTTTCAGCAGGTGCAGACGCACCCTTCACGGCTTTGGTGCCATTTACTGAGACAGGCACGTAATACAAACCGCGTCCTGCACGCATCGCGTGATCGCGTGTAAACCATTGCGGGTGTTTCAAACCGAGTTTGTCCGCAAGAGTATGGATTTCAGTCCTAGGGATGATCGTGCGACCATCTGCTAATTTCTGAATTAACTCAATCCACATGTTATAGTGCTTGATATCGGCTTTCATAACGCAATGCTCCAAATAAAATAAACTGACTCTATAATTCTACCATATCCACAGAAATTGTCAACCCCAAAACTGGGGTATTTTGCCCCATTTTGATGTTCATTTTTGAACACTCTATCAATGGGCAGCAATAAGGTTCATGAAACGCGAGACTAGCACGCGAGACACAAACTGCTTTCTTGACACCTTGCGAAACGCATCCTCTAACCGTTCAGCATTCCACTTCTTTGCGCGTCCCTCAAGTTCCATCTTCCTAGAGTGGGTAGACAGATTATCGTTTCCGCCGGGAATAAAATAGAATCGCGTAAACCCCTTGCTATACGACTCAAGGAATTTCTCCTCTTCAAGTTTCTGTTTCAGCCCTTCTACCATGATAAGTGCGTCTCCCTGCAACGAATACTTCGTATACCCCCCCAACTCCACACCGTCCTTGTTCGTATACATCTTCGCTAAGGCATGGTCAACATCGTTCCCGACTACAAAGAATCCAAAGATTCCGCATCCTGTTGTGGCGTGTAGCCAGTTCAGGAGTCCCACGGTCAACCCATGCTGCGTTTGGGGGCAATCAAAAGACATCCTGGCTTTGACATCATGAATGGTGACCCGGTCTGTGGTCTGGTCAAACCGCGCATGATCGGGCATCGTATTTTTCGCGTCACTGCGGTTCGGGTCAATGGGCACTCCCTCTGTGTAGATTGCGTAGTTCGGGTCCGCATCGCCATCGTGCATGATGATCGTGTTCACCAAATCCAGGTTGAACTTCTTTCTGAAATTTCGCACCACGTCACGCAACACGATAATGGCTTCGTTGAGTGGGGTGGTCCCCATGCTCTCATAGTTCGGGATGGGACTCGATAGCCTGTCCTGGTGAGTGACCTTGTATCCAGACCGTTCGCAACGCATGCCTTTTGACAATTGCAATTGCTTGGTCACGGCATTATTAAATTCTGCCCCCTGCATGTTGGAATTCAATATCTCTCGGAAAGCGAGTTTGGACATAACCATTTCACCTTCATTCATACTGAACGGGATAAGAGCGTTACTTCTCGTTCGGTATCCAAAATCATTCTCAAGCGTCTCATACCCAGGAGTGGTGAAACTATAAGCCACAAACGGGATATTGACTTTGCGGCAAAACATAGCAAGAACCATCAATTGCTCCGTTGCCCCTTCAATCATTGAACGCATCGACGATGAACGATCTAACAACAAGACCAAGCCGTGTGACTTGCCCTTGTAGGCAACCGTCAACTTCTTGAACATGTTATCGTCAAGGCGATAGCTGGCTAGTTTGTTGATATTGATATCACCCGAATTTGCAATCTTGGACTTGTTATAAGTTTTTGCGGCTTTCTTACGTTCAAACTCCTGTGCGAGCAGCCCAATGTAATCGGCATTCTTTTCCTTGAATAACCGATAAATTTCTGCACCCCTCTCCCGATCAAATGACCTGTCATAGTGGAAATTCAACCCCCTCATCACTGTCGTAATGGGAGCGACAACATCTTTGAGATTCGGAGTAGGAATGTTCACATAGACTGACTTCACTGAAGCGTCCAATACCAAGGTCTGTTGTTTCTCACGAAAAGTTTCATCAGTGCTGGCAGTAGGCAAAAACTCCTCAGCATCTACATCAGCCTCAGTGGTATCATCATTACTGTCACCAGCGTCATTGTCACCAGCCTCAGCATCATCTACATCGTCCGCATCAGCATCAGATTCTTTCCCACCAGACTCTTCGCCTTCATCCTCGGACTCTTCGCCTTCAGACCCTTCATCCTCGGACTCTTCACCTTCATCCTCGGACTCTTCGCCTTCAGACCCTTCATCCTCGGACTCTTCACCTTCATCCTCAGAATCTTGTCTCTGCTTCTCGCGCTTTTCTTGTTTCTTTTTGGCGATTTCATCCTTCTGCTTTTCCTTGTCCTCTTCGCCCTTCTTCTGTTCATCCTTGCTGAATTCAAACAACTTGTTGGTCAACGCAAGAGTCTCGTCCCAGGTCTCTATCTTCATCAATTCATCGTAGAAGGGCTGTTGTTCGGGGGTAAAGGTAATACCCAATTGCGAACCGCACTTAGCGACCAAGTTCAGTTTGTTGATAAGGTAGAGTGTATTGTAGTCAAGAACCTTGCTCAGACCGAAAAAGTCTCGCGCAAGCAAATCCTTATATCCGCGAATCATCGGCGCACGCAGACCGGGATATTGTCTCTTGACGTGTTTTTCAATTCGGGCATCCTCAACGGTATTGAGAAACCCAAGATAGGCTTTTTGTTTCTTTTGGGAAACTTTCGTGGTTCCCCCTGCACACTCAACCGCCCGCATCCATCCCTTCGCAGGAGTGCGGAGGGCATGGGAAATTTCATGCCCCATAATCAGGTCATACAAGTCTCCCGACATGTCTTTCCAGATTGGGCATATCAACACCCGCTTTTCCAAGTCAAACTGCGCAGTCTTGGCATTGCTGTGGTGTTCCACGCGAATGTTTTCTGTTGCCATCAACTTCGCCAACAGACTTTTTGTTTCAGCAGTAAACAAGATGTTATCTCCACATGTCGTAAGAGGTTGATTCGGTAGTAGGCGGAAGGACTACGCTATGCGCGTTTGTCGCACGCAAAACTTCGTCCCAAAACGCGGAGTTGAAAGTCTTACCCTTGGTCGTGTAGTTTACCCACAAATATCGGCGACCATAGCGCATTCCCGCCTCAGCGATAACGCGACCTGTTGCCTTGCCCATGCCATATTGTGAGGTATGACCGACGAACATTCCAACGACGATGCTGTGTTGTGTCTTTTTCATACTATAATTATAGCATATTGGCAGGAAATGTCAAGTTTTGTAACCTGTTGATATTACAGGGATTGCAGAGTGGGGTCGTTTTGAGGGGTGTAGTCTGACCTACCTTTAGGGGAGATCGTTGATCCTGGGGCAATCTAGAGGGCTTCTAGAGGGGCTTCTGATAGACGATGATGGGTTCATATTTCAAATAATGTTTTCCGTCACGACAATAATTTCTAGTCTTTGGTAGACCAGTTTCTTCACAAATTCTATGGGACCCTGGCATTTGACTGAGTGCCATTTTTACGGTTTCCACATATTGCATGCCAGCACTTTCAAGATACTTACGAGAATCCTCTTCCAGGGGCAACACTTCGCTCCCAAATTCTACGTCTGCCACATTCCACGCCAAGTAGCCACCCGGTCGTAACCATTCCACAGCCGTTTTGAGAGTGGGAATGAGAAAGCCATCGCGCCATGCGTCATAACCTGAAAACTTGTTACATGATTGGGTCGCATCGTCGGAGTATCGTTCTTTGGCGAAGTAGGGAGGACTGGTGAACACCAGACTCAACTTGCCTCTAAACCGTTTGAACAAACGGTCATGCTGCATGTCCTCGGAGCCTAGTTGCCAGAATTGAAAATGGTTGTGGTCCAATCCCCACATCCCACCCTTCCTAACATGCTCACAATAAAAATCATACACTTCATGATATTTTGTTCTACCAGGGGTTGTGTTGTGGTCGGTGTTCGGGTCATTGCCCAAGTAGGTCAGATGCCTACTATCTTCAACGGCTAATGCGCCAAGCAAGCGACCACCCCAACCCGCTGATGGGTCCCACACATAGATGTTCTTTTCATACTTCCACGGTTCGGTATACTTTTCGTAGATATACTTGGCGACTAATGGAGGAAACTGGACAGCATATTGACTGAAACTTACACGAAAGGCTTTCAGCCCGATTGGAAATAACTTCTGCCCTTTTTGAAAGGTGCGAATAGCATAGGACTCGGATTTTTCAAAATCCACATTGGTCATGCACGGTGCGGGAATCATCTTATCCGCTACCAAGGTTTCAATATCCTTGCGGGTGAGGCGAATGCTTTGGGTGGTTTTGAGTTCTTCTTTGAAACCGGTGTATTCATCATCCTTCATGGGTGCGAGCCAGTAGTCATAGTTTCCGCGATCCCGCCAATGCTCATATTCAAAGGCTACGATCCATTCAACCGCTGTGCGCTCAACAGGTAAGACCCCTTGATGTTCTTGTTGCATCGCTTTGACTGAGAGGGAATAGTTGTAGAAACCGTCGCGCTTGAAGTGCCGGGTGGCGTAGGTGATGAATGGTTCAAGCAATTGGGGTTGCTGAAACCAGTCATAGATTGATCTGCCTATGGCGAGATTGTGGCTGTAGTTGATTTTGGTCTTGAACATGGTGGGGAAGAATTGATTGACCGCATTCCCCAGGTTGGTTGTGCACCGAATGATATCATGCTTGCCGGTGACTTCATCCACCTTCTCATATTGCTGGACGTTGACCGCTTCCATCTTCTGAAACTGCTCAATGATTTCTTGCTTGTCAAACCCCATGCGCGGCGGCAGACCCTTTTCATCCCAGAGGTAGACCACGACTTTGCGAAGTTCAATGCACCAGGCGCGAAACTCGTCGGTAGTCATCCACAGGATTTCCTCAAAGGTCTTGTTGACCGGGGATTCCATGAGTTCCCGATTGCGTTCATAATAAAATTGTTCAGCCATGTTATAACCGATCCCCCCACCATTCCCTAACGAAGATAAGCAACACAACCAATAATTCAACCGAGACTACACGATGATTGAATAGAATATCAATCAACATATAAACACATACTGGGTTGATAGATCGTCTGAATTCCTTGTTCAGTATACACGAACACTTTGATGTTTTGTTTTCGTGCCTGCTTCACCATATTCAGGGTGCCTTTAGAATTCTGAATATCATTGTGGAAAGCCACCACCATGTCAGGCTTGCCTTCATCCAACATTTGTTTGTTGCGAATGGGTCCCGCAGCCCGTCCATATTGCCCCCAATCGGCGTGAAATGGAAGCACCGGAATTCCAAAATACTCCGCTGCATCTCTGGCGAGTGAATCCGCACCTGGGGCTTCCCCCTCTATGACTGCATCAGGATTGAGGTCTGCCATCACGTCACAGATGGATTTGTAGTTGGTCCAATGTCTGTCACCGCAAAATAAAATTCTCATGATGTATTGTATCACAGTTAGGAAAGTTTGTCAAGCGGAACCGCACAAATTCCGCTCCGTCTATAGAGTTGTGCATCCTTCTTTTCTACCTCTTCAATCAACGCCTTCACATACAAGTCGGAGAGAACAACGTCAGGATATGCAGCCAACTGTTTTTCTAATGACACAGGGTAAGTCACACTACAACCACTATGGTCACTTTTCACTTCAATTTTCACCCACATGTTAGTTCTCCCTATTGGAATGCACCGCTGTTGAGGGGGCTTGGGAGTTGAAGTGGTGCGTGATGCTCGTTGGGGTCTCGCGTCCATAGGTCTTGTCTTTCCCCTCAATCTTCAATTGTCGTTCCTTGTGTTCTACGATTTGCTGAATTTTCTTGAACAACTTCTTACGCTTCTTCTTCGCCATCTGCAAGGTGAGGTTGCCCACATGCTTCGTGTAGACAATCCCGTTCAGATGGTCTAGTTCATGCTGTGCGATCTTGGCAGTCGCGCCATTCCAAGTGGCTTCCACTGGTTTACCGAATTCATTGAGATACTTGATACGGATGGTCTCAGGTCGCGTGACCGATAGATAGAGACCTGGGAAACTGAGGCATCCCTCTTTCGTTTGAACCGTCTCCTTGGAGGATTCAAGAATGACGGGGTTGATGCAGACAATTCCACCCACCATAACGAACAGACGATAGGGGAATCCACACTGAGGCGAGGCGAGACCTGCCCCGCCATAGTGGTTCATGGTGTGGAGCATCGCATTGGCGAAGTCAATGATGTTGACGGGGGAATCCCCAACATTGAATTCAGGTTGCACCATTGCCAGCATCGGGTTCTTCTCGTTATACAACGGAAGCAACTGTGGAGTCGGCTTGGTGATCGCCGGTGGGGTATCCGTGCGGTAGACGAATTCTTTCGGTGGGGTTTGGACTACAGGCTTGAGATCATCGATATTCATAGTATTTCCTCTCAGGTGACGATGCGTGAAAAACTCTGTTGTTTACTGAACTTGATGACTGACGCAAACTTGTCTTGTAAAATGTCTCCTCGGTGGCTAATCACAAACACATTGGTCGCGTCTAAGTTATGGAGTATCTTCATCAGTTCTTCGGTGCCATTATTGTCAAGGCTGGAATCAAAAATTTCATCCAAGAGTAAGAGGTTGGTGTCTGCGGAGTTTTTCAACTTCGCTACCGCACGCCAGGTCAACACCAATGCCATATCGATTCGCATTTTCTCACCCTCGGAGAATGAGTGATAGGTGAATTCGTCCCTATGCCGCGACTTGATAGTTTCCTTGAAAGTTTCATCAAGATTGAAGTTCACAAAGAAGTCCATCCCCGCCAGATATTTATTCACCAGTGTATTGATGATCGGGAGATACTGACGAATGATCTTCGTTTTGATCCCTGTGTCCTTCAGGAGCATCCCGGCGGCTTCCAGGTAGGACCCCTCGCTAATCAATTGCTTCTTCTCTTCTTCTAGTGTTCCTTGCAACACATCCAGTTCGGCTAACCGCTCACGTTCGCGCCCCGTAGACTTATGCTTCGTTTTGTAATCCTGCATCTTGGCTCTGAGTTTCTCCATGTAGCGTTCGATCTGACTGATCGTATTGCGATGGGTCGCAATGACTAATTCATGGTTGGAAATCTCCTGTTCCACCGCTTCAATTTCCTGCATGCGCTTTTGAGCATCGAGAAACTTCTGCTCCAATTGCTTTAGCCCCGTCTCGCATTCCCCGATCTTGGAACCCAACATCATGATCTGTTGCGTCTTGAAGGCTTCAGCAATCTCCTGAATACAGGTAGGGCAGGTTTTCTCTGTGTCATAGAACTTAGAGGTTTTCTTATGTTTGGTCAAGACACTTTCAATCTGTGCTTCCAATTGCGTGATCTTCTTGATTGCCACGGTCATCTTGGCTTTGTCTAAAATCTTGAAGTTGAGCGCAACAATAGCGGTAGACCGATCATTGATATCAGCCAGCACGCGAGTAATATCCGCTTGGTTTTGTGCCAATTCCTTTTCAAGTTCAGTGATACGTGTCTCGGCATCCTGCATGGCTTCTGCAATGAAGCGTTCCTGCATGGTAATCTTTTCGGAAGCACTATCAAGTTTGAGGCTATTGGAGTTGCGATCTAACGCGAGTGTGGATTGGCGATTTTTCACCAGTTTGTTCATGCGCGAAAAGATTTGAATGTCCAGCAAGTCCTCAATGACTTCGCGCCTCTCAGCGGCTTTCAATTGCATGAAGGGAGTGAAACTAGCCGACCCTAGAATGACGATCTGTGTAAAACTCTTGTGGTTCAGTTTGAGAATAAACTTTTCCAGTTGTTCCTGATAGTCCCCCGACGCGGTTTGGTCAATCATGACTCCGTTACGGTAGATTTCAAACATATCAGGCTTGATGCCCCGCACAATCTTATACTCGTTACGGTCAGCAGAGAATTCTACTTCCACCACGGTATCGCGGTTGTTGATTGAGTTGACAAGCGAAGGCTTGTTGATGTTCCTGAATGGCTTGTTATACAGGGCATACGACAAGGCATCTAAGACTGTAGACTTTCCTGACCCGTTCTCTCCCACGATCAAGGTATTCTGTGATCCGTTGAGCGGAATCTCAGTGAAATAGTTACCGGTGGATAAGAAGTTTTTATAACGAATGGTCTTGAAGTTTAACATTAGATCATTGCCGTTTCAGAATTCACAGCTTCCACATATAACTCTTGTAGCATACCCTTGAGTTTATCAGGTTCGACACCCCCTGGCATCGTCATCCCATCCACACACTTACGAATAATGGTCACGGTATCCTCTGCTTGGTCCACCACGCCTTGTGTGGGGTCCAAGACCGATTCGGAGTAATCCTCAACCACCGTCACATCTAACGGGCTGACCTTATACAGGGAGTCCAACATCTGATCGAACAGGTAGGGATTCTGTTTGCGGGTGACCACGACCTTGACAAATGCACTGGCATAGGCTTGGAAGTCATGGCGTTTCCAGAATTCAAAGTTTTGAATTGAATCATCATAAAGAATCTTGTGGAACAACCGATAGGGATTTTCAATGAAGGTCAGTTCTCGCGTTTCGGTATCCAGAATATGGAACCCTCGCGGGTCCTTGTAGTCTGCCCAGGTAATTTCAACCTGATTTCCCAAGTAGTGAATGCACCCATCACTTGACTTGTGGTGAAAGTGTCCAGACAAGACCATATCAAATCGCTCAAAGGTCGCTTTGCTCATACCAGAGAGGCAGACATTGCCCTGGTCCATTTCAAACCCAGTGATTTCCAAGTGCCCCAAGATGATCGGGGACTTGGTGGTGGCGAGGAAGTTCATGGATTCTTCGTAGTTGCCTGAATTGATCCACGGCACCATCGCAACACTCAAACTACCAAATTGTTTATCTTTTACTCCCGTATAGATCGTGACATTCTTGTAGCCCCCGCATAATTCAGACAATGCGTTGATCTCGTTGGTGTTGCGGTAGTAGCAATCATGGTTGCCTGTCAGCATGTGCACGTCAACACCCATGTCAAGGAGTCTATCAAAGAAGTTCGTGCGCCAGGAATTCCATATCGCATAATTGATGAACTTCCGACGATCTACCACATCACCCAAATGGACCAGGGTGGTGATATTGTGCTTCTCAATATATGGAAAGAAGATGTTGTTGTAGAACTTGAGGAAAAAGTCATTGACCTGTGTGTTGTCGCCTCTAGCCCCGAAGTGAGTATCGTTCAATAAGGCTACGAGCATATTAGTCTCCCACAAACTTGAGTGTGCCACCACAGGCTTTGACTTTTGGAATCTTCCGCCTGCTCTTATTCTTCCGACCCTGCTCATAGGTGGCGATGAAGTCAGAAATGTTTTCATACACCTGGAAGGACCGGCCCCTATCCTGTCCAATGCTATCAAGATCGTGCATGTTTGATTGTTGGAGAAGCCCTAGTTGCTCCGTGGCTTTATACTTGACGTAGAGTTGCTTTTTCTCTTTACTGATTCGTCGTAAGAATGCCCAGTAGATAATCTGTGTAAAATAGGCAAAGGGATTCTTGCCAATCTCAGGGTCAAAGTTGTGGACATACTGAATGCAGTTCTCCACCGCATCGGAAATCATATCCTCTCTGAAGGTGTAGGACATGAAGTTCGGCTTGCGAGACAACCGCTCCGCAATCTTGAGAAAACACATACCGATATAATGACTCAGTTCAGGCACGGGTTTGTTGCGTGCCTTGGCTTTCTCCACTAACTTGCGATGAGCGAGCAGTGCTGCGAGCAGTTCCTCGTTCTTGATGTAATGTGTTGCCATAGACCCCCTTCAGTGGGAAATTTTTGAATTGCCCCAAGTTAAATCCTCTTCAAAAAATGCGAGTAGTGCTTCGTTGTTCTGTGCATCCGTGCCTGCGTTTCCCACAGTCCAACGCCTCTTGGCATCGGCATATTGGGTTGTAACCATTTTTTCAAGTTTCGTGACTTGCAAGGAATACAGGCTTCCCATCGTTTTCAGTTTGTCCTCTTCAATTTTGACCCAGGCTGAATAGAAACTGAGTAGTTCGGGAGAGGGATTCATCCATCCCACAACGCTCTTGACTCGCACACGGACTACAGGGCTGACCAGGAGTTCATTCGGGGTCCACGGTTCAAGCATGAATCCCAGGATTCCCCCAAAGGGGCGTTCAGTCATGACCTGTGCGGGGTGATGGAGGAGATATAGCCCCTGCGCCGATGAATACTGGGAGCCTTCATGCACCCGCGCAATCACCGTGACCCCACTCTCCAACATGACCATTTCTGTTGTAAATGGCAGTTCGTATAATTCCATTCCCATGAGCACGTTCATAGGCACAGTCCTTTCGCTTCTTTATCGTAAGCCATTATACCACATTTTTTATTTCAAGTCAATCAAATACTGTAGGAAAGTGAATTTTTCACTGTGGTAGAGTTCCGCACGGTGTTTGAAATGATGTAAGAGAAAATTTGTGTGCTTCTTAATGCGTAAATCATCCACGATATCAAAGAGGGTGACGTGGGTTTTGCCTTCCGCCTTTCTCAATCCTCTTCCGATGGACTGTAGGTTCCGAATGCGAGACTTGGAGGGCGCGGCGAACACGACATTATGGAGATTCTTGATATTGATACCAGTGCTGAAGGTCCCATAGGAGGCAACGATAATCGCGTTGCTGCTTTCCTCAGTAATTCGGCGGACTTCCTCGCGGTCCATTGTCTCAACCCCACCATGCACAAAGAATACAGGTCTGCCCTTCGTGGCTCCATCCCGAATCCCTTCATACATGGGTTGCCCATGCTTCATGACCAATTGGAATAACACTAACGTATTGCCCGTCAATGACAGCGCAAGGTTTCGCACAAACTTTGCTCGCGGAAGATAACTTACCACGGCATTATACTCTTCTTGGTAGGTGGATTTTCTCAACGATTGGCAGACTGTCGTAGGATACTTGAGAATCAGACACTTGATTTGGAGTTGCGCTAACCGCCCAGAATCCATGAGTTCTTTGGTGGTGACGGGGGCAAACACAGGTCCGAAGTGCCCCTCTAACACCAACCGATTCGTTTTGGTGCCATCTAAGGTCCCTGTGGTGCCGACGCGCACATCAGCATTGGACAGATTCGCTAAGATGGTGCTGAGTTCTTTGGCTTTATGTTGATGGGCTTCATCCCCGATCACGAAATCAAATTGTTTCAGGTAGGTAGGGTCAAAGTTCTTGAGTGATTGCCAGGTGGAAACGGTGAGGAAGTGGTCAGCCTTTTTCTCCTTGCCTGCATACATGCGATGCACGAATTTGTCAACATTCCACCCATAGTCTCTAAAGTCGCCAAAGAGTTGTTCAACAAGTGACGTGGTGCCAACGATGATAATACCTTTGATGTGATTCATGTGCAAGTAGCGCACGATCAGATACATGATAAGGGATTTTCCACTGGCTGTAGGGGATACGATCAGAATACGACGATTGCGGATCGCCTTGGCGAAGGCTTCAATCTGATAATCGTGGGGTTCCACTGGCAACTTCAGCGAGTCGGCAAAGACTTGAGCCTCTGCGATGGAGAAGTTGCTGGTTAGGAGAACGGCATCATCAAATTGAAGAGAGTATTGACGATCAGCAGCAAATTTTTGGAGATGTGCAACAAGCCCAAAAGGGAGAGAATAGTAACGGCGATCAAATAATCTGACCTTTCCATCCCACCGTCCCGCCTTGAAAAGAGGCTGGAACTCATGTCCTGGCACAAAAAACGCAAAATAATCGGAGAGTTCCTGTGCCACAGACTCATCACAGGTAACTTGGATAAACGATTCATTTTTCTTGCTCACAAAAAGATTTGACATAATATAGTAGAAACTACCCCTTCATGACAACCGCAAACCCCTCCGCAATCATCTGTTGATTGATGCTCACCCCGTTGATGGTGATTTCACCCAATACCCGCCCATATTTCTCAAACTCCTTATTGATCTTTGTGGTCACCACAAAGTCCTGGTTGGTGAGTAGATTGGCTAGGTGTTCCTTGGCAGGTTGCCCCTGCGGGGTTTTCATTTCTGGTGCATTGATGCCGCTCAAGCGAATCTTGGCAACGTAGTGAATATCAAAGCCCAAGTCGATGTTGGCTTCAACGGTATCACCATCAAGAACGCGAACAA